TTAGATGCAAATACAGTATCTTCATCTGATACAGATGGTGATTTAATATTAAATCCGAATGGATCTGGTGAGGTAATGATACCTGACGATACCTTCTTGGGTTTCGGTGGAGGAGCAAATGGAACAGCAGCGTCAGATTCAAAGATTGAATATGATGAAAATGGAACAGATAAGTTAACATTTACAGGTGCTGATGTTCGATTTAATATTGCAACTCAATCAACTTCAAAAGATACAGGTTCAGTTATATTTGAAGGTGGTATTGGAGTAGAAAAAAATGTTTATGTTGGTGGTGATTTAGTTGCCGATGGTAGTAATGCAAGATTTGGAAACATTAAAATCGCAACCAATGTTATTTCTTCACTCGCAGGTGCAGAAAATAAGATATTTATTGACCCGTATCCAGATGGATTAAGTAATGAAGGTGATGTTATCATTAAAGGTAACTTGCAGGTTGATGGAACAACTACAACAGTTAACTCAACTCAAACAACCGTTAATGATCCAATAATGATGGTTGGTGATACTACCAGCACAAGAACTGTAATGGTAACAGTTCAATCTGGTGTTTCTACTGTTATAGTTGATCAGGTAACAGGTATTGCAGTTAATGATACTCTATTACATTCAAGTTTCTCAGCAAGTGGTATTACGACTGTTACAGCAATAAACACTGGTGCAAAAATGCTTACCTTCCAAGGCACCACCATCGCTGGAATAAGCACACAAACCACATTCTCAGTTGTTCACGCAACAGACACTAATACTGACCGTGGACTTGGATTTACATATAATACTGGTATTGGAACTGCTAATTCAACTGATGGTTTCTTTGGATTAGATGATAGTTCAATTGCATCTAGCACTGCTGGAACAGGTAATCATGGGACTCACGGTGATAACAGTCGTAGATGGACTTATGTTCCTGATGCAACTATCACTGCTAGTGTTGTATCTGGTGCAAAAGGTTTCTTAGATATTAAAGGTATTTACTATCAATCAGGTAATTTTTCTTCAGGTGGTGTTGTATGGTTTGATGATACTGGTTTACAGAGATCAACAAATAATCCACAAACTCCAGTTATTACATCCAAGCAAGTATTAACTGCTATTACAAAAATTACACTAAGTTCTTTAAGTGCTAATATAACAGTAGCAGTCGGTGATATTGTCAAACAAGATGGTAGTGGTGCCTTTGGTGTTGTTGAATCTGCAGTAAGTGGTGGAAATGCTGTTAATTTAATTGGTGTGGAGGGAACATTTAACACATCTGGTAATTTAAGAAAAGAGGGTGCTAGTGGTGCTATTGCTAATTTAGCATCAGTTCCCGCTGCTGCTACAAACGTTTATGTAAATAAACCACATTGGACATCAACCCTGGACGGAGGAACATTCTAGTATGCAACAAAACAGTGAAGTAGACATTAATGTGTTAGTGAACTTATATCATACAAAACTAGCATCAGCATTAAACCAAAACGTTCTTTTGGAGGCAAAACTCCAAACTCTAAAAAATGATTTTGAAAAAGAAAAAAATGAACTTTTAGAGCAACTCGCAAATTTCACGGATAGTAATGGCGACACCACAAAGTAGAGGACAACTAATAAATTTCGGTTTGCGTAAACTGGGTTATCCTGTTTTGGAAATAAACCTTGACACCGACCAAATTCATGATGCTCTTAATGATACTCTTCAGTTATATCAAGAACGTCATTATAATGGTATTGAGAGAATGTATCTTAAATACAAAATTACTCAAGAGGATTTAGATAGAGGAAGAGCAGAAGGGACAGATGGAGTTGGAATAGTTACAACAACTGGTATAACAACTACTAGTGCAGGAACTGTATCAAGCAATTTCTATGAGAGTTCAAACTTTATATCAGTGCCAGAGCATGTAATAGGAGTAAATAAAATATTTAAATTTGATACGAGTTCTATATCAGGTGGAATGTTTAGTATTAAGTATCAATTATTTTTAAATGACTTATACTATTTTAACTCAGTTGAATTATTGCAATATGCAATGACAAAAACTTATCTTGAAGATATAGATTTTCTACTCACGACTGATAAACAGATAAGATTTAATCAAAGACAAGATAGGTTATATTTGGATATTGATTGGGGTTCTCAATCAAAAGATACATTTATTGTAATAGATTGTTTTCGTGCTCTTGACCCAGAAGAATATAAGCAAGTTTACAATGATCCATTTGTAAAACGTTATTTTGTTGCATTGATGAAGAAACAATGGGGAATGAATCTAATTAAATTTAGAGGAACCAAATTACCAGGCGGAATCGAACTAAATGGAAGAGAAATCTACGATGATGGAGTTAGAGAGATAGAGGAACTCAGGTCAAGAATGATGATGGACTATGAGACACCTCCTCTTGACTTCATTGGGTGATGAATAATGGCATTAAATCCACATTTTTTACAAGGTTCAAGAGGTGAACAGAGATTAGTTCAAAGTCTAATTAATGAGCATCTTAAGATATATGGTGTTGAAGTAACATTCATTCCAAGAAAATTTGTTAATCAATCTACAATTATTGAAGAAGTTACTGCATCTAAATTTGATGATAATTTTTTAATTGAAGCGTATGTAGAAAATTATGATGGATATGCAGGTGCTGGAGATGTATTAACAAAATTTGGTATGAGTTTAAGAGATGAAGTAACTCTTACCATTTCAAAAGAAAGATTTGAAGAATTTATTGCACCATTTATGGATGCAGATGATGACATTGAATTATCATCTCGTCCTCGTGAAGGTGACTTAGTATTTTTTCCATTAGGTCAAAGATTATTTGAGATAAAATTTGTAGAGCATGAAGAACCATTTTATCAACTAGGTAGCAATTACGTTTACAAACTTAAATGTGAACTATTTGAATATGAAGATGAGGTTATTGATACTTCCATAGATGCAATTGATACTCAGGTTGAGGATGATGGATATATTGCAAACCTTCAACTTGTTGGAGTTGGTAGAACTGCATCTGCATCTGCAATTGTTAATAGTGGATATATTCGTGAAATATTCTTAAATAATGATGGTTCAGGATTTACAGGAACTCCTATTGTTTCAATAAGCACATCTCCCTCTAGTTTATCTGGTTCTGATGCTACAGCAGTTGCATTTACAACAGAAAGAGCAGGTGTAAGATCTGTTGAAAAAATATTATTAACGAATGCTGGTTTTGGTTATACAGAAGCACCTACATTTACATTCTCAGGTGGTGGTGGAACAGGTGCTGCTGCAACTTGTTCAATTAACACAGCATCAAATGGTGTTGTTAGATTTGTAATGACTGATAATGGTGTTGGATATGGAACTGCACCTACAGTAACAATTCCAGTTCCAAATGCTGGTGTTGCATCTGATAGAGCTATTGGTATTGCATCTATTGGTATTGACCCATCAAGTGGATTTAATCGTGTTAACTCAATCTTTGTATCAAATCCTGGTGCAGCTTACACATCAGCACCCACAATTACAATCTCTGATCCAGAGACAATTAGTGGAATTGGAACTTATCACTTTAATGAGGTAGTTCAAGGAATGCGTTCAGGAACTCAAGCAAGAGTTAAGAATTGGGATTATGATACTAAAATACTTAAAGTTGGTAATGTTGGAATTGGAACCACTACGACAGGATTCTTTCCTGGCGAAGATATCAAAGGACTTACATCTGGTGCAATATTCAGTGTTTCTACATTTGATGAGGATAATACTACCGATAAATACAATGAAGGGGATATATTTGAGTCGGAAGCAGACTTAATTATTGACTTTACAGAATCTAATCCATTTGGGAATTTTTAAATGACTAAACCTTTTAAATCATCAGATAAATTACCATATGATCCTTGGTTTGATTATAATCTTCCAACAGCAATTACTGATACTTTGCAATGTTGGATAGCAACAGAAAACACAGCAAAATGGACAACTGAAGTTGATGATAGTATACATGATAAAATGTATAATATAGCAACAAATAGTGGTTTGATATTAGGTGGTTCGGAGTTATTAGTGTAGAAAAAATGTTAGGGAATTATTTTTATCATCAAATTATAAGAAAAACTGTAATTGCATTTGGCACATTATTCAATGATATTCATGTGCGACATGATGATGGTGCAGGGAATATTATATCGGATATTAAAGTTCCAATTGCATATGGACCAAGACAAAAGTTTTTAGCAAGAATTACACAACAGGCTGAATTAAATAAGGCAACTCAAATTACATTACCAAGAATGTCTTTTGAAATTACAAATATTGCCTATGACTCTACAAGAAAAGCAGGTATTACACAAACATTTAAAGCACAGGACGTTAATAATAATAAAATGAAGAAGGTATTCATGCCTGTTCCATATAATCTAGGATTTGATTTGAATATTTTAGTAAAAACTCAAGATGATGGACTACAAATTTTAGAACAGATATTACCTTTCTTTCAACCAGGTTTTAATATATCAATCGATTTAGTAAAATCTATTGGTGAAAAAAGAGATATTCCAATGGTGTTATCAAATATCGCACAGCAAGACGATTATGAGGGTGACTTTTCTACAAGAAGAGCATTAATATACACACTATCATTTACTGCTAAAACATTTTTCTTCAATCATATTGCAAATACACCAGAGGGACTTATCAAAAAAGTTCAGTTGGATTACTACTCAGATACTAATACTAGAACAGCATCAAGAGTTCAGCGTTATACTGTTTTACCTAAAGCAAAGAAAGATTATAACGATGATGGTGTTATAGATACTGATGATACACCATTTATTGAACCAGGCGATGATTTTGGATTTACAGAAACAAGCACATTCTTTGGTGATTCTAAAGAATTTAGTCCCACAAGGAAGGTAGACATCTAATGGCAAAAGGTTACGATTCATTGAATGATACTTTCAACACTGATGGGAGTGTTGAGGTTGACGCTATTGTAAAAGCAGATGAAGTAACCAAAGTAGATGAAGTTAAAAAAGATTATGATTATACAAGAGGTAATTTATATTCACTTATAGAAAAAGGTCAAGAAGCAATCAATGGTATTATGGAAGTTGCGGGAGAAACAGCAAGTCCAAGAGCATATGAAGTTGCAGGACAACTTATTAAATCAGTTGCAGATACTACAGATAAACTAGCAGATTTGCATAAGAAAGTAAAAGATATAGAGGCAGATAATCCAAAAACTCAAAGCACAGTCACTAATAATGCTTTATTTGTTGGCAGTACCGCAGAATTACAGAAGATGTTAAAAGACGGAATGCTAAATAATAATAGCTCTGAATAGTCTGTATAATGACAAAGACTTCCTGTAAAAAGGGACAATACTATTGTAACACTGATAAGAAGTGTAAACCTATTCCTGAAGGGTACACTGTCCGTGAGGATGGTTTCTTAGTAAAGGAAGGATGGTCTGCAAAGTATAAAAAGTCTATTGATTGTAATAACCCAAAAGGTTTTAGTCAGAAAGCACATTGTGCAGGTAAAAAGAAGA